TCTAATTCTTCTGTCGATAAGTCTTCTAATTTACCAGTACGGATAATCTTCTGTTCAATATATAAACCTGCAGCTTTACCTCTAGCTACTTCAGCGTTGACCGCAGCTGACCAAGCTTTTTTATCCTTAGCCTCATCTCTTAATCTAGCAAGTTCTGTTATATGACTTCCAAAAGTTACTTCAAATTTCTTTTGCCATTCAGCTCTTAGTTCACCTATGTATTGAACCACTAATGGATATTTTTTCGGATTTTGTAATATGCTGGCAGCTTGTCTAGCTGAATCTTTTGCATAACCCGCTTCTATTGCACACTGAGTAGCAGTTTTTCTACCTTCATCAGCTATTAATAAATTTGCAAATTTAATCTGTTGTTCGGTTAGTTTTTTTGGTAGTCCCATTTAACTTCTCCATCTCTAAATTATCTGATTGAGTATTAGCCTGCTCTTCTTTTAATAATTTTTTTAAATCTTTTACTTTTACTGAATTACCAAATATTTCATTCCATCTTTTTTCATATATAGCATTACTTGGTCTAGATTTACCGTCATATTTATAATTTTTACCTTGTGACATAATGTTTCCCTCTATTGATTTTTACCATAACAATGCTAATATAGCAATAGTAATCAGGTTGAAAACATTAACCAATGTATTCTGGTTCACCTGATAACTTCTATTGTTGTTGATTGGGCAAGGGGGGTTGGCTTACGAGATTCCTGGGAGATATACCATTGGAATAGATACTGAGCCCCCTTTGTTTTTATAAAATTATGTTAAGTGGAAAAGCGTTAAGACAGATATTAGATAAGATGATGAAGTCTCCTGTAGCACAAGAGGCTAGAGTTCAAGTTCGTCTTCCCGATGGACAACATTTTGATATTACTTCTTTACAATTGATGGAAAATAAAATATTGGGAGCAAGAGAAACTCACCGACTTGTTATGACTATCAAGCCTGAAACTTGGAAAATGGGTGAAGTTTTAAAAAAAATTTAAGACTACTGTTAGTCTAAAAAACTAATGAAACCTGAGACCAAATTTTATGCACAAGTTAAAAGAAATCTTACTGAAATATCCTGGATTAGGATTGAAAACCTTGCTGTTCCTGGTACTCCCGATCTATTGGGTTATAATAATAATGGCGTCTTTTTCACTGTTGAATTAAAGTATACAAAAACCAACAAGATTACCTTTTCTCCACACCAAATAGCCTTTCATATTAAACATCCTATCAATACATTTATCCTGGTTCTTGATGCCTCTTGCAAGAGGCCAAAACTTTATGAGGGTAAAAGAATCCGGGACCTGGCAGCCGGAGGCCTGGTCCATGAACCAATGCTTCAGGGTTTTCCTGACATCAAAAATTTTTTAGAGTTGCTTGGCGCTTGACGCTTGACCCCTGCTGCTTGTTGCTTGACGCTTTGCAGAACGCTTGTGGCCTATCGCCACATGCGTCATTTTGACGCGCGACAATTTGTCGCACGTTTCACGTAATCGGAACCATTGTACCTAGGACCCTGGATCCGGGTGCTTGCTGCTTGTTGCCTATAACCGTTTTGAAAGGCCCAGGCTTCATGGATCTTAATCGCTTGTCGACTTAGACGCTTGTCGCTTGCTTGTTGCTTGCTGCTCATCATTACTCCCTTGCTTGTTACTCATTGCTTCACGCTCCTTTTGTTCTCGTTGAAATTTTTTCGCGCGCTGGCGCATCTCTTCATAATATTTTGGATGTTTAAATACGTGCATTAGTGTTTACCATAACTAACATTTTTTATATCTTTATTCCAGCAGGCCCTGCAATCTAAACACTTACCGCCCTGAGTAGGCGCCAGGCAGCTGGGGCTTCCATCAGTCACCACGGTTGAGCTGTGAGTCCAGGCGTTGCCAGCGGTCCCATCAACACGCGCAGCGGATAATCTAATAATTAAATTGTCCGGTACATCTTCAGGTGCTGGCAGGTATTGCCGCTCTTGTGTGGGCAGCCAGTGCTTTGTGTCCGGTGTCAACTTACATACTTCAATAATTTTTTGCATATGCTCATGAGACTGAAGGTCTCCAGCGTCGTGCCACCTGAACCATTTTTGACGTTTAATTTGTGCAGCCATTGCTTCAACCCATAGCGGGTTGGTGATGGCGTCCAGTCTTCGATACTGGGCCTCCTTGATTGCTGGGTAACGTGTGTAATTATTTTTTAATGCATAACAGCCATAACATGGTGAGGTCTTAACCTTCCTGAGCTTCGAGCCAGTCTGGCATGCCCACGCTGGCAGGCTGTAGCTCAGGCCAGGCATTTTACTTGTACGGGTTAATGAGTCTGTAATTTTTTTTGCTTCTGTTATTTTCATATTTTCCTCCTAAATCTATTTTTAACACGTTTTCCGGGTGTGTAACATTGTACAAAATGTCGCGGCTTGTTGCTTGATGCTTGTTGACTACTAGTCAATTGTACATTTTGTCCTGCGTCAATTTGTCGCAGCTTGTGCCCTGATGCTTGACGCTTTATACTTTTAAAAAAATCTTCACAGCTGGCCAGGTAACTGGCCGGCAATGCGCCATGGTCCTCAGTGAACCATGGCAGCAAATCATTATTTTTTATCTTCATCCGCGAACCTTTTTTCCATCTTCTCCTGGTCCAGCTTCACCAGTCGAAGCGTTTCTTCTAATGCTGCTGCTATTCTTTCCAGCACAACATTTGTATATTTTAAATTGTCTCTATCCATAATTATACCTTTCAACCGTATCCTATACTATCCTGACCCAGGCGTCAATGTATATAATGTCGCAGCTTGTTGCTTGCTGCTTGACGCTTGCTACTTTTTTTAATTTTTTTTAGAATAATTCTAAACTGATCCCAGATCCTACAAGCGCCGTTCGATGTTGCAACATCGCTTCTTATCTTGCGTTCCTTTATAGCAAGGATCAGGGATCAGTGGGCTATACTCGGAGTCAAACCTTTCTAGCCATAGTCCCGTAAGTTTATAGTTTTTTTTCAGCGATAAACTTACAAATGAGGCTGAAACTGAATACTATCAGATCTAATCTAAATCTAAATTCTCCAAATCGTCGCAGTACCAATAAAGTGGGAATGTGCCATAATAGTTATAACTATCATTTTCATCATCTATTAATGATGGCGACTCCCAAATATCTTTTTGGCTTTCATATTTATTTAAATTAAACATAAACCAATTATAGCATAAACAAAAATTGGAATACATTGTCATTATTGTCGCACCCTGAAGCTTGACGCTTAACACAAAAACCTGTCAACATGACAGATTGTCGCGCGACAAAATGTCGCAGGCTTCATGCGTCAATGTGTCATATTTATGTTTCACGTGAAACATGGTATAATGCTTTTTTAATCAATAACTAAAAAGGAGAAATAATATGCCTAGATTTAAGATACACTACACTGCTGATATTTGGGAAACTGTAATAGTTGAGGCCGAAAATAAAAAAAAGGCTCAATTACTTTTTGAAACCCATGATGATGACTACTTTGAGGCTAGAGAAGATGAGCCAGATCAAATGGGTATGGAAAATATAAAAGTTGATGTGGTTGAAGAATTAAAATAACTGCGACACTTTGCACAATGGCGAGTAAATCGCCATTGTGTTATTATACAATTTAATCAACTAAAGGAGTAAAATGCCAGAAAAACGACTAACACTTAACGCTGAAAAGCGAAAAGTGATTGCTGATGTATTTCAAGATCATTTTGAAAATGGTTCTAAATACAAAGCACAACACACAGAAGCTATCCAAACTTACAATGATATGCGTTCAGTTGCTAAAACAAAGATTGAACAACTTGTAAGATTTCATCAACCTCAAGAAGATGTAGATACAATTAGAGCCATGATTAATAAATATGGCGAAAGAAATGGTGGCGAGTTGCACCATGATAATTGTTTCTATGTTCAAAATGCAACACCTCGTATGGATACCGATTATAATGGCAATCCAAAAGAAGTATTAGATGATGTCCATATTCAGTTTAAAGCTGAAAAAGACTTTCTAACTTCTTATTATAGAGATGAGTTAAGATCAAAAGGTCTTGACCCAGATTATAATGTAAGACTAAATAATGACTACGATAAGAGAAGTCCTAGTTATTATAATGCTGAAAGTGAGA